GATGCGTGACGATCTGGTGCGTAGCATCGTCGAAAAAGCGACAGCCCTGAGTGCTGCACTGGCAGAGTTCAAGCTTAGCGGCTTTTCCGATATCGGAGCCTTCGTTGATATCTCCGCCAGTCAGTACGGCGTCAACCTGGGCGGTAAAAAAGGTAACGTCACGCTCTACAGCTATGATGGCCGCTATAAGGTTCAGCGTGCCATGCAGGACCGTATCGCATTTGACGAGCGCCTGCAGGCTGCTAAATCACTGATTGATGAATGTCTGGCAGACTGGACCGAGAATGCCCGCCCGGAGATTCGCGCCATCATCACCCGTGCATTCCAGACGGAAAAAGAAGGTGAAGTTAACACCGGCGCGGTTCTGGCATTGCGCCGCCTCGATATTACAGACGCTCGCTGGGTCAAGGCGATGGAGGCCATCGGCGAGGCTGTTCAGGTTGTCGGCAGCCGTTCTTATATCCGTGTTTATGAGCGCGTTGGTGAAAGCGATCAGTATCGCGCCATCCCTCTCGATATCGCTGGCGTGGGGGTGTGAGATGGCCATTCTGTTTGATCGTGCTAAAACGGGCAAGCCTTGCAGCCCATTCATGTCGTATGCAACCAGCGCTGTCATTGCCGAACAGAACGGCGAGTTTCAGCGGGCGGCGGATTCATGGAAGCTGGCATTCAGTCTGGCAAAACTGGAGGTGAACTCAATTTATGCGGCTTCGCGTATGGAATTCTGCCGCCACGCTGCGCATCGCGGATGGGGAGTACCGTATGAAAGCTAAAGAATTCAATGCCCTTTACCCTAAAGGCAGTTCATTTATCTATCAGCCAGCCACAGGTTTACGCGGTGGCCGTGTAGTCAGAACGGTAGATGTGGCAAATGACCTTTATAAGGTCACGGTCGTGGAAATAAATCAGGAGCCATATTTCGCGAATATTAAATCGCTGAAACCCGTGAACTGATTTTAACCGTAATTTAAATCACTTTTAAAAATGGCGTAAACCCGCAGGGGCTGGCTTACGCCAAATTCAGGAGTTGAACAATGGAAAATAAAGAGAAATATATCCAGAGAATTAAAAAGCTGCTCGCGATGGCGCGTAATAACTCCAGCGTCGAAGAAGCAGCACTTGCCCTCCGCCGCGCTCAGCGTCTGATGGAAACCCACAAGCTGACTGAGGCTGATGCTGATTTGATGGATATCAATGAAGCTTCTACCCAGAAGGCCCCCTCTCATGCTGAGAAGATGCCGGAATACATGGCAATACTGGCAGAGATGGTCGCCCGCGTTTTTGGCGTGAAGTTTTACACCAGCCATGGCACTGAGCAGTGGGGCAAGCCAGCAAAACGCACCATACACTATTACGGCCCCGACGAACGCCCTCAGATAGCGGCATATTCATTCGAAGTTCTGGGTAAGCAACTGGTGAAAGCCCGCCGTGATTACCTATCCACATTACGCAAGAACATCAAACAGGCTACCAAAGTTGCCCGCGCAGATACCTTCTGCTCCGCCTGGGTCAACGGTGCTTATGCCGTTGTCAGTGATTTCGCCGTTACGGAGGCGGAGACAACACTGATGGAGTGCTACCGCAGCCGGAAATTAAGCGAAGGCATGAAAAAGCTGGAACCGCGCAAACCCGGCAAAGCCAGGGGAACGGATAAGGCGGAAAGCGAGGGATATCTGGCTGGACGTAATGCGCAGCTACATCACGCGGTAAGCAGTTCAGCTAATAAATGCGAACAGATCGGAGTGACAAAATGAAAACCTCGCCTCAACTGGAAACTACGCCAGTCAAAGATCTCGTAGCAGCCGGGCATGCGCTGGCGAAAGAACTACATTGCGCTGAGTCTGCCGCGCTGGTTCGCAATCTGGCTACAGCGCTTGATGTCCAGTTTGCTCGTGCCAACGCGCTAACGGTTGTTGATGTTTGTGACCCTAATGTGCTGGCGCAGCTGTATGACGCAGAACGCGTTGCCGGTAAAGGATAGTGATATGGCTACCAACGAAATTCTCATAGTTAACAAAATTGGGCGCGCTGATGGTGATTACGGATGCTACTGCCCTCACTGCGGAGAGCCGATGTTTTTCAGCGATGATGAACTGGAAGATATCCGAGGCTCTCAATACCAGCATTCTCGCGTGATAAATCTCAGAACCGGTGAACGGTGTGATGGATGGCTGGAAGTATCTACCAATGCGGGTTACTCGCGAATCTTGTTCGACCAGGGAGATGAATAGAGAAATGACAATCACCGAAATTTTGAATACCGGGCTCGCCTTCATGGGTTGGCTATTCATCATGGTCCAGACCGGTAAGTGGTTTACCTCTGCTGTTCTGAAATCGTGGGATAAACACCGCAAGTCATCACGTCGTCAGAAGGCTATTGATGAGTTATACGACGCTTTCGAACTGCAGAGCATTGAGCCTGGTACAACCGTTCGTCTTGCCACAAAGGGCGCTCTGACAATCATGATGTTTCGCTCTGAGGAGGCTGCCAAATGACAAACCGCAAAGCAAGAAGACTGCTGCGCATGCCTTTCAAATTCAGTAACCGTAAAGCGATGACAGGATGGCCGGCAACGATACCCCAGCCTGGCAACGAGTGGTGCGACAAGAAGAAACGCAGCGCTGCACAGAACCGCTGGAAAAATCATGTGAGGTATCTCTGATGAATTTAAACAAACATTCTGAGCGTAAGCCGGTGGTTTTCATTGCAGGTCCAATGACCGGGTATCACAACTTTAACCGCGATGAATTCAACGCTGAGGCTCGCATCCTGGAAGAGCGCGGCTTCACCGTCCTCAATCCGGCCATTCTTCCTGACGGCCTGCAGCATGAGCAGTACCTGCAAATTACATTGTCCATGCTTGAGCAGGCTGATGCTGTTTTCCTCCTGAACGGCTGGGAAAAGAGCACAGGCGCAACCAGGGAGTTTGATCGCGCCTGTGAGCTTGGTCTGTTGTTTCTTTACCAGGACTGGGAAAGCGTGTCGATTGCGATCCACCGTAAACGTCACCCATTAACGGAGGTGAGTTATGCATAGCGTAACGGGTTGCCAGTTCCAGGATAACGGCAACCGCCGTGTCTGGTTCTTCCGTGATAACAGCCAGGTTGTTGAGTTGTTGTCGGTTCCTCTTAAGTTGCGGTTCAACTATTACGACGCGAGTAACCGCAACGTTCTTAATAAGGGGATTCAGGCTGATATGAGAAAGGCGATTGAGTCTTTCAAGAAACTTCGGGGAATACAGTGATGGATATAGCTTTCATCCTCATATTTCTGGCGATGTATTTGACACTTGGCTGGTGTTGGGCATGCATCCTGGTTCGATTGGTGGGATTGGCTAATTTATCCCGCCAGAATTGCTGGTTCGCATTTCTCTTATGGCCATTAAGCATTATTGCAACCGATGCACATATGGAGGAGAACGATGAAAAGTCTGCTCAGAAACCTGACGGCGAAGACATTTAACCAGCGCTTTCCTGTCGGCTCCAGTTTCCTGTATCACCCGACACCAGGTATGCCCGAACGGGAGACCGTAATAACCCGCTCAGAAGCCTGGCATATGCGCAATGGTCGTCTGGTTGTCAGGGTTGAAGGGAAAATCGGTGGTATATCCGTCAGCAGAATGGAACCCTCAGAGTAAGTCATTACAGCAGGCACTTCACAAAGTGCCTGCGATAATGGCAACCAACAGGAGAAATATTATGTCCACGCCAGCAAAACGAGGCCTTATCGTGGCTATTAAAGCGGGTCAGGCATATCTTGGGTGGGATGATGTAACCTACCGTAGTGTTCTGTCTCGCTTATGCAACGGTAAAACATCATCCACTAAATGCACTCTCGACGAACTGCAGGCTGTCAGGGAATATATGCATGATAAGGGCTTTCCTCGCTACTCAGCAAAACACGGTCGACTTCCAAAGGTTGCCAATACGCGCGAGTCAATTCTTGCTAAAATTCATGCATTACTTGCAGATGCAAAACGTCCGTGGAATTATGCCGAGAAAATGTGCGATCATATGTTCCACGTCAAATACATCGAGTGGTTGACGACAGAACAGTTAACCAAACTCATGCAGGCTCTCAGCATTGATGCGAGTCGGCGAAAAAAGCGGGAGCGTAATAATGAATCTGGAACAGGTAACGGAGCTGCTGCCATCAGCAGTGATACAAATAGCTGACCTGATAGGCTTCCCGGCGACCGAGCAGCTTCTTTCTGCTTTTGGTGGCACCACGTTCCCGATAGGTAAAGGCCTCCGCGCTATGGGGGCCAGCCGCGCAGCCCTCCTGCGCGATACTATCGGCGATGAGAAAACCCAATTACTCATCAAGAATTTTGGCGGCGAAGTTCTCTATTTACCCCGCTGTGATCGTGCCCTTCGTGAATTACGTAACCGTCGCTTTCTAGCCGAGTTCGCCGAAGTGCGTGGACAAGGTTCATCCTCTCTTATGGCCATGACCTTTCTTTGCCCTAAGTATGGTTTTAGTGATCGCTTTGCGTGGGAACTTCTTGCACAGCAGAAAAACAAAGGTTCAAACAGTCAAGGGAAATTATTCTAATGGGCAATGCAATGAGATATGTGGCATTTTTCTTGGTGGTATTTAGTACTACTGCAGTAGCAAAAACAGTACCCAATACAAAAGCAGTTGAGACTTATAAAAATCAACTTGAGGAAACTAAGAGAATATTTAATGAAACGCAGAGCACTTTAATGGGTGCAACTGCTGTTTTTGATATGTACAAGAGTCTGGGATATCTTACACCTGAAGTTGTTGCAGTGAGTCGTCATTTCCTCCTCCTTGATGAGGATGCGAAAAAATTGTATGGGGAGAATCTTCTTTTAAACCCTACACCTTTTAGCTCTTGCGCTACGTTACCAGCAGCAGCTTACTCATATTGGATGGCAAGGCTATCTTCATTAAAAACTGATAATGTTAAGGCTGTGAATGCGCAGGGTGAATCATACATAAAACAGGGTAAGGAATGTAAATTTGCAATTAACAACCCACCTCCTGCGCATATTGAAGAAAGTGACGATGTAGAGATAATTGATGTTACTCAATAAGCCACTGAACCCCTTCACCTGATTATTCACCTAACCCGATGAAATACTGACGCCATCCCTTTTTAACCGGATGGCGTTATGCTTTTAACACTCCCACAATTTCAGCGAGCAGCAGGCCTTTCGCCAGTGATGGCGCAACGCTGGTTTGATCCATTCAGTAAGGCTACCGCTGAATTCCAGATTAATACACCTGCCAGGCTTGCCGCCTTTATTGCTCAAACCGGCCACGAGAGCGCGGGCTTCAGTCGGCTCAGTGAAAATCTCTATTATTCAGATGCTGAGCGCGTGGCGCGTATTTTCCGCAGCGACTTCGATCTCAATAAGAATCGTATTATCGAGCCCGGCGAGGTTGAATTTGCCCGCCGCTATACCCGTAACCCTGAAAAAATGGCGAATTATGTTTACGCAAATCAGGGTGGTAACGGTAATGAAGCCTCAGGCGATGGCTGGCGCTTTCGCGGGCGTGGTCTGATTCAGATTACCCTGCGCAATAATTACCTGCTTTGTGGTAAGGCGCTGGGTCTCGATCTCATCGCTAATCCCGATTTGCTACTGGAGTATCTCAACGCAGCCCGCAGCGCTGCCTGGTACTGGAAAGCAAACGGCTGCAACGAGCTGGCGGACAAAGGCGATTTTCTGGCTGTCACCCGCCGTATCAACCCTCCGGCTGAAGGTCAGGTCGACCGCGTGGCGCGGCTGAATGTCGCCAAGGCGGCGCTATGAAAATATCTCTGCGCGATCTGGTGACCAACCCGGCCACCGGTCGTCTCTCAACGTCAGATACCATCGTTTTTCTGGCCTTCCTGGTCAGTTCCTTCGTGCTGGTCTGGATCACCGTAACCCGTCCCGAAACACCTGGTGAGCTGTATTTCACCTATCTGGGCGCATGGGTGGCACAGAGCCAGGCATCAAAACATATGTCCATCAAACGAGCCAGAGAGGTGCGCGATGTGGGAAGCAGCCAAGAAAATCCTGAAGGTTAGCTGGAAACCGCTGCTCGTCGTCGTGGTTCTGACTGGCAGCGGGATATGGTTCGGCACCTTCATCACAGGCAACAAGCTGGACGCTCAGGCACTGACCTTCAGCCAGGAGAAGCAACGCCTGACTGATGGTTTCAGTGAAAAAGAACGTCAGTGGGATCAGGAGAGGCTCAGCGCTGCGAATCAGTATGCAGCTGACCTGAAGGCTGCACTTGATAAGCAGAACGCCTGGCAGCAGAAAGCGGATGCGCTGACCCGCGAGCTGGCTGAAAAGCAAAAGGCACATGACGAGACGGTTCGCGATCTTAAAAAGAGGCTTAAAGATGCACTTGATAAAGATGGTCCTGGTTATACCGGCATTGGCCCTGGCGGCCTGCAGCTCTTCCGGGAAGCCTTCGGCTACCCAGGAGCCGAAAGCCTCCCCGCTGGTCAGCATCTGCCAGCCACCGCCAGCGGCGCTCCTGGTCATACCGGCCAGACCACAGGCACCGGTGGCGGACTCTCCCCCACTGGAATAGTGTCGTTTTCAGCGGAATACGGCGCATGGTGCCAGCTCCTTGAGGGCAGGCTGCAGGCAATAAATGAATATTACAGGAAGTGAAGAACATTATGACTCTTGATATGGCCTTTCAGATTGCGCTGGCGCTGGCAGCGACCTTCGGCACCATCTGGATACGTCGTCTGCAAAAAGACATCACCGACCTGGAAAAGGCGGTTGATCGCATCCGGGATGAATACCAGCGCCGTGAGGATGCCAAAAGTAACTACACCGCAATGATGGATGCGATGAGGGAGCTGCGAGCGGCTATCGAGCGCATTGATAACAAACTGGACAGGAAACAGGACAAATGAAAGCCAGACACAAGCGCCGAACCCGCCGCGCGACAATCAGCCAGAGCGAACAGGAAACACTGAGCCGGATTTCAGCTCAGCTCGACCGCCTGCAGGCTCCCGTCAGCCCGGACATTCTGGGCGGGATAAATGACAAGCTGAGCCGGATTGATGTTCGTCTCACTACCATCAGCGACGATGCCGCTCGCCGTGGTGCCTCTGCCGGTGCCATTACAGGTGGCATCGCGGGCGGCGTCATCACGGTAGCCATTCTGCTCATTCGCGCAAAACTGGAGCTGTGATATGGCGCATCCGCAGGAAACACGGGAAAAACTGCGACGATCTTATATCTTCGGCCAGATGTCGCTCGAAATCGCCTCCGCTCAGGCTGGCGTGGCATTTGCGACAGCTCGCCGCTGGAAGAAGGAAGCACAGGACGCAGGCGATGACTGGGACAAGTTACGCGCCGCTCACCTTATGGCCGGGAATGGTCTTGAGGAGATTGGCCGCGCCATTCTCACCGGGTTAATGACCCAGTATCAGACCACGCTGGAACTGCTGACAACCGAGTCTCAGCTCCCTCCGGGGGAACGCGTCGAGCTTCTGGCAAGCCTTGCCGATGCATTTAACAAAGCCGTCGCAGCAAACAAGAAAATACTGCCGGAGGTGAGTCAGCTGGCGGTAGCGCTGGATGTTATCCAGAAGCTCAGCGCATTTGTCGCCGAGCACTATCCGAAGCATCTGGCAGCGTTCGTGGAAATCCTTGAACCCTTCGGCAAGGAGATGGAGCAACACTATGGCTGACCAGTTAATCCGGGTTAACAGTGAAAATTATGTGATGGCCAGTGACGTGCTGGGTGTCCGGTTCGCGGGCGGCAGAGACGTAACCGTCGCGACGTCGACAGGCTGCTACAGCCTCGATGTTGATCGAGATAAAACCGGCATCGAGTCTATGAACCGCTTCATCAGCGAGGTTAATAAAGCCCTCCGCAATCATCATTAACAGGCTGTTAAGGGCAAATTAATCATGGCCAAAACTAAGTTATCCAGCAAAGATTTTCTTGCCGAACTGGCGGAACTCTCCGCCAGTCTTCGTCGCACCATTGAAGCCGAAGATGTGGGCTTTGACCCCTCCGCAGCTGCAATTGCTGAACGTCGCGGCCTCGTTGCTGACCCTGTCACGGGGTTTGAATACTTTGTGCAGCATTATTTTCCGCACTATGTCCGCCATTCCGCCCGCAGTGAGCTGCATAACTATCTTTATAAGCGCCTGCCTGAAATCATCCAGGCCACGGGGAGCCAGAACGATGCAATAGCGGCTCCCCGTGGTGAAGCCAAATCCACCATCGTGAGTCAGCTTTTTGTCATCTGGTGCATTGTGCTGGCGCTCAAGCATTACCCGGTCATCATTATGGACTCCATCGACCAGGCCTATCCGATGCTGGAGGCGATAAAGGCGGAACTGCAGTTTAACCCCCGCCTGCTGATGGACTTCCCTGAAGCGACGGGCGGCGGCCGCGTCTGGCAGGCCGGGACAATCCTCACCCGCAACGACATTAAGGTGCAGGTAGCCGGTAGTGGCAAAAAGCTGCGTGGTCTGCGCCATGGCCCGTATCGTCCTGACCTGGCTGTGCTCGATGATATCGAGAACGATGAGCTGGTGCGTAACCCTGAGCAGCGTGACAAGCTCGATAACTGGCTCAAAAAAACCGTACTGCCGCTCGGTGGCGCGGGGGCCAAGTTCGATGTGGTGTATATCGGGACAATCCTGCACTACGATTCCGTGCTTTCCCGCACCCTTAAAAACCCGCTATGGACGCGGGCCCGGTTCAAAGCGCTCATCAGCTGGCCGCACAATATGTCGCTGTGGGATAAATGGGAAGAGATCCTGCGCAACAACGATGAAGATGGTCAGGTTCTGGCGCAGGCATACTACCGTGAGCATCAGGCTGAGATGGATGAAGGGGCCGTGGTGTCATGGGCTGCGCGTCCGCTCTATGCCCTGATGCTCATCCGTGCCCGCGATGGCCACAGCACCTTTGATGCGGAATATCAGAACGATCCCGTCAGCGGCGAAGATGCGCCATTTACCGGCTGCATTAACTTCTGGGTCAACCGCCTTAACGAGTGGCGCTTCTATGGTGCATGTGACCCCAGCCTGGGTAAACACGGTAACAGCCGTGACCCTTCTGCGCTGCTGGTCGGCGGTTTCAACCGCTTCACCGGCATTCTGGATGTGGTTGAAGCGCGTATCCGCAAGCGTGTGCCGGACAAAATTATCTCTGACATTATCGAGCTGCAGCAGGATTACAACTGCCTGGTCTGGGCGGTCGAGTCCGTCCAGTTCCAGGAGTTCCTGCGCACCGAACTGGTGAAGCGTTCCGCTGCGATGGGTATCCCTGTTCCTGCCAGGGCCGTCACGCCTTCGGTTGATAAGCTCCTGCGCATTGAGTCACTGCAGCCACACATGGCCAACGGCCTGATACGCCTGCACCCTTCCCAGACCACACTTATTGACCAGCTCCGGCATTTCCCCAAAGCTGACCATGATGACGGGCCTGATGCCCTGCATATGCTCTGGATGCTGGCCGTTTCCGGCGCTGGTAATTTCGAGTTTAAAGCTGTTCCCCGCCGTGGCCATAGCGGGGACAGATTCGGTCCTTCAGGAGGATTTTGATAATGGTTCAGATTCTTGACCAGTATGGTCGCCCGCTAAATAAAGAGGTGCTTAAAGCCCCCCAGTCCTCCCGCACGTTCGAGCTGCAGCGTGACTGGCCAACTCACCCCTCACGGGGAATGACCATTGCCCGTCTTCCTCGTTTGCTTGAAGCGGCAGAGCGCGGCGACCTGGCAGCTCAGGCTGACCTCTTCGAAGATATGGTTGAGCGGGACGGGCATATCTTTTCTGAAATGGCCAAGCGCAAGAATGCGCTGCTCACTCTGGACTGGAGCATCGAGCCACCGCCGAACGCGACGGCGGAAGAAAAGCAGATCGCCGCGATGGTGGCCAGCTGGTTCGCTGACCTTCAGGAGATGGAAGATATTACCCTGAACGCGGCGGAAGCCATCGGGCATGGCTTTTCCGCTCAGGAGATTGAAAAGTGGGAGCTTGACGGCAATCTGTGGCTGCCCGTCAAAATCAAACTGCGTCCGCATCGCTGGTTCTGTACCACGCCGGAAGCCGGGGACGAGGTGCGTCTTAACACCGGCACGCTGGGTGGAGAAGAACTCTGGCCGTTTGGCTGGCTGGTGCATACGCACAACGCCAAGTCAGGTTATATCGCGCAGTCAGGGTTATACCGCGTACTGGTCTGGCCATATCTGTTTAAAAACTACAGTGTGCGCGATCTCGCTGAGTTCCTGGAAATCTATGGGCTGCCACCGCGTATCGGGTCGTATATGTCCGGGGCCAGCCAGGATGAACAGGATAAACTCATGGAGGCGCTGGTTAGTATCGGTCATAACGCCTCGGGGATCATCCCTGATAACACCAAAATCGAATTTAAGGATGCCGCTGAGGGGCAGTCCGATCCTTTCATGGCGATGATTAACTGGTGTGAACGTACAGCATCAAAGGTCATTCTCGGCGGCACGCTGACGTCACAGGCGGACGGTAAGTCCTCAACACACGCCCTTGGCAATGTGCATAACGA